AATCTGGACGATCTAGATCAACCCAATTCGATTAAGAAGGAGATCAAGGCAGAGTTCGATCGAATTTGCCAGCTCCTTAATTTCAACGTTAACGGACAGGACATCTTCCGCCGTTGGTACGTCGATGGCAGAGTGTATTTCCACATCATCATTGACGAAGAGAACCGTGACGAAGGAATCCTAGAACTTCGTGCTGTCGATGCCATCCGTATCAGAAAGGTACGTGAGGTCAAGGAAGAGACCGATTCGCTCACAGGCGCCCGTGTCATCAAGACGCTTGATGAGTACTACTTGTACCAAGATGGCGGTCTTCAGAAGTCGGATGTCGGACTCAAGATCAACAAGGACGCGATTTGCTACGTTCCATCTGGAATCCTGGATGCCAGCCGCAAGCGTGTCCTGTCACCTCTGCACAAGGCGCTGAAGCCGGTCAATCAGCTGCGCATGATGGAAGATGCGCTGGTGATCTACCGTCTCTCACGTGCTCCTGAGCGCCGTATTTTCTACATCGATGTCGGCAACCTGCCAAAGGGCAAGGCCGAGGAGTACATGCGCCACATCATGAACCAGTATCGTAACAAGCTGGTCTATGATGCCGTCACTGGAGAGATCCGTGACGACCGTAAACATATGAGCATGCTAGAAGATTTCTGGCTGCCACGTCGTGAGGGCGGTCGTGGTACAGAGATTACGACTCTTCCGGGCGGAGAGAACCTATCTCAGATCGATGACATCCTTTTCTTCCAGAAGAAGCTGTTCAATGCACTGAACGTTCCGGTAACCCGTATGGATCCGCAGAACGGGTTCAACCTAGGCAAGGCATCAGAGATCAGCCGTGACGAGGTTAAGTTCCAGAAGTTCATCGACAAGCTTCGCAAGAAGTTCTCTGCTCTGTTTACTGAACTCCTCAGAGTCCAGCTTGTACTCAAGGGAGTCATCACCGAAGAGGATTGGCCGGAGCTCAAGGAGACACTACGCTTCGACTTCCGCAAGGACAACTATTTCACCGAACTGAAGGAGTCCGAGCTGATGAATGAGCGACTCCAGCTGTTGAATAACGTTACCCCGTACGTCGGAAAGTACTTCTCTGAGAACTGGGTTCGCCGTCATGTCCTGCGCATGACCGACGAGGACATCGAGCAGTTGGAACAAGAGATGCAGGAAGATGCCGAGTTGAATGCTCAGAAGATGCTGGAGAATCCGCAGATGGATACTGGATCTGGTGTTGAAGATATCTCTGCAAACCAAGAATTCGACAGGTCCGCATAATTTAATACCATGGCGCAATACATCGTACCGCTCGACAAGATAGACGGCCAAAAGCGCTACGAGATCGTAATGCTTGCATCCGGCAAGGCCGGAGACGTCGTAACGCAATACAATCCGCTGCCGACAACAGCTGGGGGTTCGACTGGTGATGCATTCGGGCGCCTTCGTGTCTCTGACGAGTATACGCTTGGCGATCACAAGCACATCTACAATAGTAACTCTAGTACGTACAACACACTTGCTGTCAACGGTGCAACGATTGCATATCGCACAAACGAGGCCGCGATCAGGCTATCGACAGGAAATAATCCAGCTGCTCGGGCGGTACAACAGACCAAGATGTACCATCACTACATGCCTGGAAAGAGTCAGCTGATCAAGGCGAGCGCTAACTTCTATGCGGCGGTGCCTGGCGTTACAAAGCGTATCGGATACTACGACGACCGTAATGGTATCTTTCTCCAGCAGGAAGGGGATGGAACCCTGAGCTTCGTGATCCGCACGTATGTGACCGGTGTTGCAGTAGATACTCGAAAGGTTGTCCAGGCAGATTGGAACATCGACAAGTGCAACGGTACCGGTAACAGCGGGTTCAACATTGACATCACGAAGACGCAGATCTTCTTCACCGATTTTCAGTGGTTAGGCGTCGGCCGTGTCCGTTGCGGATTTGTACACGATGGTGAAACCATCGTGGCACATGAATTTTACAACAGCAACGTCCTTCCGACGGTGTACATATCGAGCCCGAATCTTCCGATCAGGTCTGAGGTTCTGAACACTGGTGCCACTACCGGTGGTTACATGGACCAGATCTGTTCGACTGTGGTATCCGAGGGTGGATATGCCGAAGCCGGGGTTGATTTTGCCGTCGATGGCGGCATCATTGCTAAAAATGTGACGACCTCGGCAGATCTGCCTATCGTTGCAATTCGACTGAAGAATGCATTTCAGGGCGATCTCAACCGAGTCGTTGTCAGACTTCTAGAAGCATCCGTATATGCAGAGTCAAATGCCATCATCTGGAAGCTAGTGAAGCTTCCAAACCTGGCAGCCCTGACATTGACCAATGCAACTTGGACGGCAGCACACGCTGACAGCGCGGTAGAGTACAACCTGACGGGCACTGCGTATACTGGAGGAGAGACACTGGCAAACGGATTTTCTGGTGCCTCTAGTCCTGGTGGATCTACAAAGGGTATGGGTTCTGCTACAGAGCCGAGCCCGACCACCTCAAAGCGCAATTTCATTGCCCAAAACATGGATTCGACCGACAGCGAGATCTACGTTCTGGCTGCTAGGGCCATTGCTGGACCGGCAACAGCCTGGGGTGCTCTCAAGTGGAGAGAGATTTACTAATCCGCTGAAATTAGCAACTCTATAAATAGAAACAATTACTTTGATGAACAATCCAACCGTAGATATGCTAAACGCCCTCCGTACTGGAAAACCCGGTGCTGCTGAGGCTGCTTTCAAGGCATCAATGGCTGAGAAGGTCAATGGTGCCCTTGACTCGCAGAAGGTTGTAGTGGCATCTCAGATCTACAATAAGGCAGCCAAGTAAGCATAGATCATGGACATTTTCGAGACAACTCGCAGACTGCTGGTAGAATGGGATTCGTTCGCCGACGACGAAGATCGTCGTGAGAAGGGGCTACCGACGCGTGATGAGATAGAGAATCCGCGTCATCCCGGATATTCCCCAGGCGCTCATAATCCCATGAGCACGAGTCATCCTTCCATGAAGATCACTCGTGACCAGCACAAGGAGCAGATCAAGGGAGAATCAGAAGAATCGAAGAGCCTCGCTGACCATGCTCATAAGCTCAGCGATCACGCAGATTCACTGAAGCATGTGACCAGCAATCATGCTGAACTGATCAAGCATCATACAGCAGCCTCAGATGCGCATAGAAAAGCTGCAGGTCATTTTAGAGAGCTTGCCAAGCAGCACGGCGGAACCAGATCTGCTGAGGACCGTTCTGCTAGATGGGTAGGTCGATTTGCCGATGATGGATCTGGATACGGCGGTCACCATTTGGTGCACAATAGCCCAGAAGCAAAGCATTACCATCAGCTATCAAGATACCACATGGCGGCCGACCAACATCATCTTGAAAAGGCACATGGTGCGAAAGCTGGTCAAAAGTATCACAGCGCATTGAAGGCTGCAAAGACCGCATCAAGTCCTGCAGTAAAGAAAGGTCAGATGACAAGAGCCGCAGCTCATAAGCAACATTTCAATAGCACGACAGGAAACGGCCGCAATTTGGCTAGACACGTAGCGTCTGCTGATCGCTGGTTCTAATCACCATGAACTTTTTCGAAACAGTCCGTAGTCTTAACGAAGCCACTCACTATAGCGCAGAGGCTCACAGTGCTCGCCTCGCCGGTGACGCAGCCCATGCCGCATCGCATGATGCTTTCTTCCATGGAGAAACACATGCGCAGGCAGCTGCAGCTCATAAGGATACTGCCGCTAAGCATCGCAATTTGGCAAAGCAGGCCGAAGCGACTCCAGGCGGTTTTGCAGCTCTTCGTGATTACCACAATCAGATGGCTGATCACCACGAAAAACTCTCAGCTCTGCATACGTTTGCAGAATAATAGACATGAAGCTCATCGCCGAACACATCGACTCACAAATCTCTCTACTGTCTGAGGCAACTCAGGGCGGTCAGAGCAAGTCGTACCTGCACGGCATCTTCATGCAGGCCGAGAAGGCGAACCGCAACAAGCGTCGCTATCCTCGCACCGTGCTAGCTCCAGCCGTTGACAAGTACATTAAGGAGCAGGTGAACACCGGCCGCGCGGTCGGAGAGTTGAATCACCCGGACGGTCCGACCGTAAATCTGGACAAAGTTTCGCATCGTATTACCGAACTCAAGTGGGACGGGAACAACGTTGTCGGAAAGGCACTGATACTGGACACGCCGATGGGTAAGATTGTGAAAGGCCTTATGGAAGGCGGCGTTCAGCTAGGTGTCTCAACTCGCGGTATGGGAAGTCTGAAGCAATCAAAGGATGGTATCATGGAGGTCGCAGAAGATTTTATTCTCGCCACTGTGGACATCGTCCAGGATCCTTCTGCCCCTGAGGCCTTTGTAAATGGCATCATGGAAGGCGTTGAATGGGTCTGGGACAATGGCATCCTGAAGGCTCAGCAAATTGAAAAGTACGAGACTGAAATTAAAAACGCATCTTCGAAGCGCCTCACTGAGGCTCAGCTGAAGGTCTGGAACGATTTCCTCTCAAAACTATAACCACTACATTATTGTAGTCATCACACAACATACATGTCAAAGAACAAGACAAAGCGTTCTATCGATCTAATCGAGGACATCACTGTTGAGGAACTACGTAAGGATGGGCTCGTTGAAGAGGTTGCAGTTTCTGACGGGACGCCATCCAAGAAAGATGAGACCGATGCCGCCACGGATGCCGTAAAGGCAAACGCGGAGACGAAGGCAAGCATCGACGGTTCAGCTTCGAAGGAAGCTGATGCAGACGAACACGTTGGTTCCGGTCCCGGAGCTACCGTTCCTCCT